TGCTGCTGATTATATTCATGACTTTGTTCATTCTAAGAACCCTCGCTTTGAAGGTATGACTAAAGCTCAACGTACTAAGATGGCTTTAGGTGCTTTTTATTCAAAGAACGAAGAAGTTGAACTTTATGAAACAAAATCATCATATCCAATTTATCATTCAACATATTCTGATGCTGTTAACCATGCATTAGATCATCATGAAAATAACAAATTATCTGTATCTCCAGAAGATAGAGATACACATGTTGGTCTTGGTCCAAAAAAGCCATCTGAAGGACATACAGTTTCTTTACATATTCCAGCAAATCATAAAGAAACTAGAAAAAAACATATGATCCATCTTCAAGTTTATAATAGAGGCGGATCAAAGCCATATGAATTAAATACATATTCCAGCACATCTAGAAATTTACAAAAAGAAGAATTTGATTCTTTTGAAGAAGAAGTCTTTCATGTTGTAAAAAGCAAAACAGATTCTTATGGTCCAGCAGGACATGTTAGTACACACGCAACTTCCAAGAGAGCAAGATCAGCCGCAGATCGTCGTTCAGAAAAGAATGGCGGAGCAGCATTTCATGTTGTTAGAGTTGAAGAAGAAACATCATCTTTAGCTAGAAAAATTCTAGAGGCTAGAGTTAAAAAATCTTTAGAGCCTAAAGCAAAGCCATTGTATTCTGATCACGAAGGTAATGCTACATTTGTTTATCCTGTAAAGAAGACAACAAGCGAAGATACTACTATGCCTACAAATGATGGTCAACATCCTGATGCGGACCCAGCACCAACAACTATTCCTAATGTAACAAAGAAAAAGAAGCCAACTGGTTCTTCACCAGCGGCATCTGCGATGGAAGAATATTTCCAATATATTGGTATTCATGAATCTCGTCGTAATGGTTCTGTCCTTTCAACCGATGAAAATAAGGAGTAATCATTATGAAACTAATTACTGAACAAGTAGAAGAAGTACAATACATTACTGAAAAACGTGAAGACGGTAAGAAGAATTACTACATCACAGGTATTTTTCTTGAGTCTGCTGTAAAGAACCGTAATGGTCGTTTGTATCCAGAAGAAATTATGGATAGCGAAGTTGCTCGTTATACAGCAGAAGCAATCAATGCTAATCGTGCGTATGGCGAACTAGGACATCCTCCTGGTCCAGGCATCAATCTTCATTTGGTCTCACACATGATCAAAGAACTTAAAAAAGACGGAACACAGTATATCGGTAAGGCACTTGTTACTGAAACTCCTATGGGTAAGATTGTTCAAAATCTAATCGATGCGGGTGCTGGTCTTGGAGTTTCTTCTCGTGGTCTTGGAACTTTGACAGAGCGTAATGGTATCATGGAAGTCCAAAAGGATTTTCGTCTTGCTACTGCTGCTGATATTGTTGCCGATCCTTCCGCTCCTAATGCATTTGTTAAAGGCATAATGGAAGAAGTTGATTGGTGGTACGATATTTCTAAAGATAATTGGAAGGCAGTTCAAGTAGTTGAGCAGTCACAAACACAATTGAGATCGGCTTCTCTTTCTCAAATCACTGAGCAAAAGTTACAAATGTTTCAAAGATTTGTAAATACCTTAGCTGAAAATTAACAAAACCATAAATAGTAAGAAATTTTACCGATAGGAGTTAACACATGACTAAAAAGAGTTTGAAGGAAAACGAACAAATCAATGAATTTGATTCGTCAAGTGGTGTCTCGCATACTGCTGATCCTGTCGCAACTGGTTCACATAATCGTCCTGCCGATAAGTTCGATGGAGAAGCTGACGGCGAAACCTATGAAATGACAACTAAGTCTGAAGTTCTAAATGCACTTATGCAAATGGGCGCTCAACTTGGTAAGGAAGAGCTAAAGGATATTTTCAATCAAGTTGCATCTGCTCTTGGTGGTTCCGCTTCTCGTCCTGCCGATAAAACAACAGGCGAAACTGGTATGGTTTCATTGTCACCCAGTGATGCAAAGCCTAGCACTGCCGATACAAAGTCCTCTCCTAATGGTGCAAATATGGCTGGTCCATATAAGGCACATGTTGCTGGCGTTCCTACTGGTAGAGGCGAAATTGGACAATTACGTCTTTCTCCAACCTCTGCTATGTTCATGGCAAAAGAAGATGTCGCTGACATTTTTGGTGGCGATGATCTATCAGAAGAAATTAAAGAAAAGGCAGCTATCGTTTTTGAAGCCGCTATTAACACCCGTTTAGTTACTGAAGTAGCTCGTTTAGAAGAAGCCTTCGAAGAAAAGCTACTTGAAGAAGTCGAAGAAATCCGCACTGAACTTGTTGAAAACGTTGACAGATATTTGAACTACGCCGTTGTAGAATGGATTAATGAAAATTCTGTCGCTATTGATTCGACTCTAAAGAATGAGATTGCTGAAGATTTTATCAATGGTTTAAAGGCTCTATTCGAAGATAATTATATTGATCTTCCTGAATCTAAAACTGATGTTGTAAATGATATGATGGAACACATTGAAGAACTAGAAGCTAAGTTAAACGCAACAATTGACGAAAATATTGATCTAAAACTAGCTTTAGATGAGCAATCAGTTGTAGAGGCATTTGCCGATATCTCTGAAGGTTTAACAGTCAACCAAGCTGAAAAGCTTCGTGTTCTTTCTGAGAACATTACTTATACATCATCCGAAGATTTCTACAAGAAAGTTTCTATTCTTAAGGAATCTTATTTCAATAAAAAGCCTGTTAATACTCTTACCGAAGAAGAAGATTTCCTAGCAGAAGATGTTAACACATCTGCTCCTACTGGAACTATGAATCATTATGTAAAAGCAATCTCAAATCAAGTCAAGAAATAACTTATTATAAATAAGATATCAACAAGGAGAACATAAAATGTTTCTAAACGAAGAAATTCAAAACAAGTGGAGTCCAGTATTGGACCACCCTGAGCTTAACAAGATTGGCGACATTCATCGCCGTAGCGTTACTGCACAACTATTGGAAAACACTGAACGTGCTATGCAAGAAAACGGTGGATATGCTCCACAGTCACTTCTTGAAACTTCAGGCGCTCTTCCTACCTCACTAACAGGCGGTTCAGCTAACTACGATCCAGTTCTAATTTCACTAGTTCGTCGTGCTATGCCTAACCTAATTGCTTATGATATCTGCGGCGTTCAGCCTATGACTGGTCCTACTGGTCTAATCTTTGCTCTACATCCTAAGTATGACGGTCAAGCTTCTGGCAACACTGAAGCCTTCTACAGCGAAGCTAACACTGGTCAGTCTTCATACGGTCAGGGTAACACCATGACAACCATTGGTGATTCAAACGTAGGTAACTACGCTTCGAACGCATCTATCGTTGTTTCTGGCAACTCACAGCTTTATAACTTCGCTGGTGGCACAGGTACTGCACAAGCCGAAGCTCTTGGATCAACCAGCAACGCCGACTTCCGTCAAATGTCATTCGCCATTGACAAGGTTCAAGTTACTGCTCGTTCACGCGCTCTAAAGGCTGAGTACACCATCGAACTAGCACAAGACCTAAAGGCTATTCACGGTCTAGACGCTGAAACAGAATTGTCAACAATTCTATCAGCCGAAATTCTTGCTGAAATTAACCGTGAAGTCATCCGTACCATTCAAGTAACTGCCGTTACTGGTGCTGCTGATACAACAACTGCTGGTACTTTCGATCTTGACATCGACTCAAACGGTCGTTGGTCAGTTGAGAAGTTCAAGGGTCTTATGTTCCAAGTTGAGCGTGAAGCCAACCAAATCGCCAAGCAAACAAGACGTGGTAAGGGTAACATCATCATCTGTTCGTCAGATGTTGCTTCTGCTCTTCAAATGGCTGGCGTTCTTGATTACGCTCCTGCTCTAAACTCAAACAACCTACAAGTTGATGACACTGGCAATACCTTCGCTGGTATTCTAAATGGTCGTATTCGCGTTTATATCGATCCTTATTCTTCAGGTCATTATATGGTTGTTGGCTACAAGGGTTCTTCATCCTTTGACGCAGGTCTATTCTACTGTCCTTACGTTCCTCTACAAATGGTTCGCGCTGTTGGTCAAGACACCTTCCAGCCTAAGATCGGCTTCAAGACACGTTATGGTATCGTTGCTAACCCCTTCAATAAGGGCGCTACAATGTCAGACGGTACACTAGTTCAAAATACAAAC